TTAGCGATATTGTTACCAGTGTCTGTACGTGTATAACCTGCCATGTTAAATCCTTACTGTCTATCTTCTTGACTAAACTCTAACAAAGCAGTGTCTAGAGTGAATGAGGGGTTTGTTGAGTTATCTTCGATTCGGATAGAAACAGTCTTACCTGAACCAATAATGTTTGTGTTATAAACCTTGTCTAGCTCACCACCGTAAGTGGCTGAACCAAAGACTGCGGTAGTGTCTCCGAAGAGGAAGACAGAGGTACCTGTGCTGTCAATGGATTGTGTAGAAGGTTGGACAATGCCTGTATTAGTCGTAGTGCCGAAGTCGTATTTAATGTTTAGGTCTAGAGACATACTACCCGTAGGCTCAGCGTAGAGTGTCATCTTATAGAAAGATTTACGTACCTGTGGATCAGATAGAGGCATATAAGGGGACTCGTAAATAGCCTCAATAGACTCTCCGTCAAAGGACGAACCTGTATCCAGTACGTAGACGTAACCATCTGTGTTAGCAAAACAAATAGTTTCTGATGTCCCTGAGTACCTACTGTCTGCTACAAAAGCCTTAATTCCGAAGGTAGACGACCAACTAATACCAGCGGCACCTTGAGATACGAACTTAGTTGCTATCAAACCTTTGGCTGCTTGACGCTGCTCTGATTCTACGTAAGCAAAGATACGATACTGAGCTTTCTCGCGCATAAGAAGTGAGGTGTAGTTTGGAGTGCTTGACAGAAACTTGTTAGCATCTTTAGCAATAGGATCAGAGGCAATGTCTAGTCCAAAGTCACCAATACGGTCAGTAGCACTAAGTAGGCGAATACCGTCAGGTGCGAGGTACATGATGTCACCACCAACCTCTTGGATGGTATCGCCATTAACACAACCAATACGATCCGTAATAGGGCTTACTTGGTAGTCTGATGTAGTGTTGCCTGTTAGACGTTTAATACTGTCAGATGTAAAAATGATCAACTGGTCACGAAAGACGGCCAGTCCTGTTACTTCTGAAGCTACGTTAACACTACCTGCGCCATTAGCTACAGAAAAGTCATCCACAGTAAAAGGTGCAGTAAAGAATACATTGTTACCCTTAGCGTAGAAACCTGTGTTCTTAAACACAGCTACGTGTTCTGCCCCTAGAACGTCAGTTGAAGATGATACTTCAGCGAAGGTATTGCCTGATGTGCTATAGATTCCTGGGTAGTTAACTCCGTCAACAAACACAACCTTGTCATCGCCATTAAGGTTATACAAAACATGACTGGCCTTTCCTCCGAGTAGAGGACGGGCGCCCATAGACGTCCAAGTAGTTCCTGTCCCGTAATAGTACTCTGTTACGTTAGAAGCGTTCTTACGTGCTACAACAATACGGCCTGAACTAATAACCTTTAAAGCAAGCATTGCTGCAGAGCCGGGTACAGTCGAGTCGCTAAACTTTTCGTAGCCTTTGATCTTACTGTAGCCACCATCCTTAGTAGCTTCAAAGTTCTGCAAAATAGTAGCAGAACCCACAGCATTAGTACCCTGCTGAAGAGGGCTAAGGTTAGAGATAAGACCACCTCTAAACTCAATAGGAAAGGTTTGCCATTGTGTAGCCATTAGAAGTGAACTCTCGTATCTCGCAAGTAGTCGGTGCGATTGATGTGAAGGCTACGTAGCTGTTTGATCCCTTGCTGAAACTTCTGTAAAGCAAGTTGTGCAGCTTGGGTGTCACCTCGAAACTGGTATACGTAGTACATAGCGCCATCAACGATGGTGTAACGATACTGTTCAGGAAGTGTTGGTACGTCTGTGGCAGATTCTAGATCAAAGCCTGTACGGAAGTATTCGTAAACTACTTCGTACTCTTTATCTGGTGCAGGGTAAAAGATTATTTCACGGCTTGGTGTACGTACAACGTAGGTTGGAACACCTCTTACGCTTGGTGAGGAGTTATACTCAGAGTCGGCATACTTGTCAAGCCATTCTTCGTAAGAGAGGATCTTTAGTTTAACAGTTTCTACATCTAAAGAAGCATCCCGTTTAACACGGAAAGTGTTCATATTAACTGTTTTGCTGTCGTAAGGCATACTGTAACGTACTTCACCTACAGCTAGTACTTCAGTTTCTTCTACATGATTCCACGGCCACTCAAACTCTTCTTGGTTTACGTGGCGAATGGCTGCATTAACAGAGTCTTTAGCAAAACTGTAGTAACCTGTAGCCGTTGGGAAGTTAGCGGCTGTTAGTTCTACCTCGTTCAAGCGGCGATTGACGTCGTTGACTAGGTTTATGTAATCGTAAGCCATTATTACTTCTCCTTGACACGTAGAAAGATGCTACGTTCGTACTGTAGACCACTACCTGTGGTTATACTGCAGATAACAGTGTAGCGGATGTTGTTTGTTCCTAGAGAAAACCTTGCTGTAGAAACTCTACCCGACAAGGTACCAGTGACAAACTGTAACCCATTAACAACAGTTGAATCATTAACCTGTGTTTTTACACCGTCTGCATCTTTAATGTACCACACAGCCGCCGCTAAGGTATCATCACCTAGAAAGCGCGACCAGTCTACACTGTAGTCTACTATTTCATCTTTATCTTTGTCGGGCCATTTGTAAGACATATCTATTCCTTATGCTGCAATGTACACGGTGTTGTTACCTTGCGGCTTATCAATGTATACTGTGTTGTCTTGTTCTGCGATGTGGACGGTGAAATCTTTATCATACGCTGTAACGAAAAGAACCCTGCCCGTAGCATACTGGTCTGCATAATCTTGGTAAGGGAATCTTACAGATACAGGGTCTTCTAAGTTACGGAAGATTGTAGCAAACACGCTATCAAAAGAAGCTGTAGCTTGAGCATCAGCTACTACTGCTTCACCAACTAAACTAGCTGCTACACTTGGTGTAGTTATATTGGATTTTGCATCGAAGTCAACAACAGAGACACTCGTAGCGGAAACAGCAGGAGGTATAAAGGCTCTAGCTTGAGCATCCTCATCTGCGAAGTTACCTATGTAAATTGTGAGGTAAGCAGCCGCTGAAGAAGGAACTACGTTAGCCTTAGCATCTACGTCTAAAAAGGCTTCTACTTGGCCTGTTGCTTGCGTACCTGTCACCGAAGTATTAGCCTTAGCATCTACGTCAGCTAAGTCCGTAGCTAAGACCTGTGAAGAAGTTCCTGTAGGAGTGATATGCGCCAAAGCGTTATAATCAAGAACACCTGTACTAAAACTAGCTACAGATGCGGAGGGTACTACGTTAGCTTTAGCGTCAAAGTCTAGTAAGGTGTTGGTATCAACCGAGGCTAGTACATCCGCGAACTCAATAGAAGCTTTAGCATCGAAGAGTATATTGACGCCAGTAGACGCACTTGTAGAGGACACAGAAGTACTGGCCATAGCATCATACAGAAGAGTACCTCCTAAACCTGGAGATGCTGTACCCGATAAGTACGCTAGAGCTAAAGTAGACGAAGTAGCCTCTGAAAAAGGAGCCTCTGATATGGTAGAAAAGCCTAACATAGATACACCTCTTATGCGGGTTTAGTCGGCCATGTCACTGCATCTGGGAAGCCTGACTGCTGCGGTACGTCCAAGAGTGCTTGTCGGTATGTTGACCACTCAGCCTGAGTAGCAGCATCAAATGAAGACCAGCGTAGAGGGTTACTAACTATCAAATCCACCTCCGAAAGAAGTCTGTCCCGCTCTATACGATGAGGTGTGGACATATCCCAAACCCCGCCAGCGTAGGTAGCAGAGCCGTGTGGCGGACCCTCAAGAACTTCCGTCCAAGAGGCGTCTGCGTAAGACTTGTTGTCTACGCTACCCATGTAGTTTCCATCGCTGTCAATATAGTGAAAGTATATTACTTCTGTCATGTTACTATCCTATGAGTGTGAAGCGTAGACGCCAGCGGCTAACTGCTCTACTATAAACCGAGGTTGAATCAAATGCCCTAAACATGAGGCCGGCTGAATATACCCCGTACTTTAAAGTAGAGTCAGTCATTGCGACTATTTGAACACCTCGCTGCTCCTCATAGTCGGAGATGCCCTGACCTATAGTGAGAACATCCCCAAGGCTATAACCGTGGATTGCAAAATAACAAACAACCTCTATTTGTATAGCTTTTGGTATGACCCCTAGCGGATGACTTATGGTATATGTACCGTTATGCACGTAAGCCAAGTCACCAGACGTCCAAGATGCCATGCCAGGGCTTGCGGTGTCAAAGTTATCATCACCTCGAATTACACTAGCCACCTCAAGCCACCGTCAGACCAGCAGGTTGTACCGCTGCGAGTTCCTCTGGGGTTGTAGCTGCATCAATGTCAGCATGGGTAGGTGCATCACGCAGTGCTTGCTTATCAGCAACGATCTGGGTAGTGTCAGCACCTGTCTCTTGTGCCTTCATAAAGGCTGTGTCTAGTGCAGCGAGTGGCTCAATACGAGCTTTACGTATCTTGTCACGCCAGATGTCCTTGGCTGCTGCCATGTCTACAGAGATTACCCCTGTATTGGCATTGGCCTCCCACGCGCCACGGAAGGTCCGTTCTGCTGGCAGTGTGTAGTCTGCGGCGTCATAAGTTACTGCACCGATCTTGAGAAGTGTCTGGGTCATGTTTAGCTCCTTATGCCAGGTAGAGTATTGTATTGTTGATGTAGTCCGTATAGCCTGCGTCAACATCTTCAGCCGCATTGCCGATACTGGTGGTTGTATATGTGTTACCACCATTAGACGTGCCAAAACCTATGGCCGGAACTTGAGTGCCATTGTTAGTGTTGGAACAACCTGCACATAAATAAGTGGCTGCTGAAAAAGCAGTGCTGAAGTTGGTAGTAAAAACACCAACCTGAACGTCTGCTACGGAACTTACATTCGCACTGGCAACAAGAACGTTGGTAGTTTTGTTTTGCCAATTTATCCAAGCTTTAGCAGGGTAAAGATCAGTCAAGGTTACGGCACCACCTGCTGAAGTTTGAATTGTGGATGCTTTAATTGTACTCATGCTGCTATCCTCCAAGCATTGCGGAAC